CGCCAATCCTCGCATCGGTAATCGTCGTTGATGCGGCACTTGCTGTAGCCGTAAAATCGATCACGTTATTGGTCTTGCCCGTCAGCATTGAATTAACGCTCTGGCTGATTTGCCGCCGATGGAACTCCTCATCCTGAGAGTCAAACGGCGGGGCAGGGAACTCTGAGACAGCCATCAGGCCGACCCGTCTGCCGCCGTTTCTGCATCAACGCCCTGTGCGTGCGTCCATGTGCCGCCTGCTGCAACATTCACTTGCGCTCTGACAAATCGGGTTGACACTGTGAAATGCGCCTGACCATCAGCATCAATGCCGTTTTCACTCGTCTCCGTTATGCTGTCACCCGGCGCAACCCTGTGCTTGAGTTTTACCGTTACTGTGCCGCCATCAACATATGGCCTGACCGCATTCACATAGATGCGGCCTGTGCCGCCGATCTCTTGCGTTTCCAATTTTGCCGCCATAGCCGCACCCGTAAACCGGCAGAGCTTATAATCGGAATCAAAACTGTTTAGGCTGGTCAACCCGCCGATCCAGCTTTCATCATCCAGCGAGACATCAAGCGAGTCCATGTTGCCGAAATCGTCCAAATCTTCCAGCGTGCGATTGACCGATAAATTGCGGAACATATATTCCTGGTCGATCTCTGCCGTACTCCAGCGGTCAACCGCCCAGTTATAAATGATGACCTTATTAGGCCGACCGCTGCTGTTGCCGCTGCCGGGGTAGGCCCAATACACCATCTTGCTGACAGGATCAGCCGCGCCATAGACACGGTCGATATAATTCTGGTCGAGGTCATTTAGAAAAAATCGGTCAACCTTCTGATCTCCGATTGCCGTACTGCCGGAGCCGCTAAAGCTCCAAAACCCTTCCTCTCCAAGATAGAACGCAAGAGGCCCAACATTCACAACGCTGTTTCTCGCCATCGGTCCACGGTCAAGCTCAATGGCTTGGATTGTGAACACAAGCGGTGGGCCTACATAAGAGAGTCGATAGATTGCTTTCTTGCAGAAAACTACACCGTCAAGACCGCCAACGGCTCCTGTAATCGCCATCACTTCGCCGCCAACGGGCAAATCCTGTCTATCGGATTGCACCGCTGCTGCGGCGGCTGATCCAACTGTGAGCCAGCTTGTCGGGTCATTGATTCCCGACCAATGGATGCGGTTCGGCGTTGTACCGTCGCCGTCGTAGATGTTGCCCAGCACCACAAAATCTTTAACAACCGCTATCGCTTTGGCGCGGATGTCGTAACTCACGCCGTTGACAAAGTTGGTTGCCGTCATGCCAACGGGGCTTGAGTCTGTGACCGCTACCGTAGTCTGACCCTTGATCCCTGCCGTTGCCTGAGTGACCGTCACCACATTCGACGCAACCGTTGCTGAGAATTTGGAGTTTGCGTGAATCTGGTCTTTAAGGTTCGTTGCGGTTTGGTTGTTTGACGTTGCAGCAACAAATGTCCCACTGCCGGGAGATGACCCGACCGTAAAATCATGGGTTGTCTGGTCGGTAGCCACAAGACGCACCTTTTCGCCGTTGGCTAAGTCTCCGTATGCAGTGATCGTAATCGTGCAAGTCGCCTGGGTCTTTAATAGGTCTGTAAAAGTCGAATCGGTTCCCATAACGAAAGACTGAGGTGGGTCACTATGGCCGTTGACCGAAATGACACGGTCGCCAAAATTGATAAAGTTTACATGGTCATTGGTCGCAACCGTATAGCTACCCGATTGCCGTGAAACATTGGCAAAGGTTGTCGTCCCTAATTTAAATAAATCCTGATGGTCGGCAGAAAACGTGTTTACCGTACCGTCCGACTGGATAAAAGACGCACCGCCTCTTGGCCGGTTGGACAGCGCATTACTGACCGTTGCCTGCGCTTTAAAAGGCGCATAGGTCGTTGTCGTCCTGGGCAGCACATTGGTTGCCACGGTTGCCCCCGCGTTACCCAGGTCAGCCTGATCCGGCAGAAACGGCCCGAAATTAAACATTAAAAGCCTCTGTTAATATCAAAGGTTCTGGTTGGCGTAATACCCGCATCAACCGACAACCGCGCCTTGCCGCGTGATCGACTGTCGAGCGTGTTTAGTTCCGCAACCACGCCGTCTAAAAGATTGAGATTTGACTGCACCGATTGCGGGTCTTTTGCTCTCATGTAAAAAGCCGCCAGCGTTGAATATATGTAGGCATCGGGAGAACTGGTCAGAAGCGCATTGGTGTTATCAGTTGCCAAATCAAACTTTTTATAGAAACGATGCGTCATGCCGTAGTCCTGATCCGCTGACCGCTCAAACTGGATCACAGACCCGATGGCAAAGTAATACGGTCGGCCTGTGCCGCTGCTGGCAACTTCTTGCAGAGAGAATAAGGACTGCTGCGTTGGCTGGTGATTGTCGGAAGTATAGAATAAATCAATATGCTCAACAAAGCTCGTAGGCAACGCTTGCGTGCTATCACCGCTGGACAACGTGAAAGTCGTAGATGTCTCTTGCTGTAACAAACGCAGCTTGCGGTTCAGGCGTGCCTCACCCCTTGTAATATAATCAGACCAATCAATATCCGACCTACTGGTTTCGGTATCGAGTGCCGTCTTTAATTCCGCAAGCGTTGTAATGCTCATTATTCATACGCCTCATTAACATCAGGCGTGCTGGGATCGTCGGCAACAAACTTGCCGCCCTTCCGCGCACGTTTCTTCGTCGTTGTTTTCTTGGCGGCTGCTTTCTTGGCAGCAGGCTTCTTTGCTCCCATCGCCGCTTTCGGGCTGTCTGAATATCCCGACTTGGGCAGATCGTCGGCATCGAA